CCGAGCCGGGACGCCCGACAGTCTCAAGCAACTCGCCGAGTCTCGCGCATCGTTCCAACGATTGTGTTATCACGTTGGCATCGCGCTCATTTGCGAAGCACGGTGTCTCCGAGAACACCATGTCCAGGAACGGGTACGCTGAGCTCGGGTCGCGAAGCCAAGCCTCGCACTCCTGTGAGATTTCGTCGATCAGCCCGACGGCGAGCTTTCTGCGAGTCTTTCTGTTCATCGGCCTTTCTCCCGGGCGCACCGGCGCATGAAGAAGGCCGGGGCTGGTGAACGGTGGTCGAGACCGTGGCCGCGAGGGCCTCCCCGGCGCAATGATTTGCATGCTAAGATGACGAAATCGACCGTTATCACCATGTCATCAACTTACCATTCGCGGCGGAAGGCTTCAAGAGGCATAGTCGAGGCACCTGGCGTTTTTACAGCAACTCGTGAACGATGTACGAGTTCGCCAGGCCCATCTCATCCACCTCGTCTTCGTCGTCGCTCCACCCGGCTTCCTGGCGGACCGCCGTCACGGCCAGGGCCAGGGCCTGCCCCGAATTCGAGCGCGGGGACATCATCCGGCCGGATACCGGTCAGGTAGTCTTTGACCCGGCTGGTCTTGAGGAACAACTGCCTGCGGTCGGCATCGAGCAGCCGTTTCAGGTCTGGCAAGATGTAGCGGTACGGTTTCTTCATGTCGAGCAGGGGCGAGTGAATCGGGACCACGTACCGGGGCCTCGGCGATCGACCGGGAAACGTGGGCCCGGAGCCGGAGGCGGCGTTCCGCCGCTCGGCGTTCAACTCCTGCAGGAAGCGGTCGGCCGCATCGTTGCGGGGATCGCCGATCCAGCGGACCGGCTCGTACCGGGAATCCAGGACGCCGAGCTGGCGAACCAGTTCCCGGGTGTCCACGGCTTCGTATTCGTCGAGCAGGTAGGTGTCGTAACTGTCGAAGTGCTTCTCGCGGCCCAGGCCGACGATGACGGCGAAGCCGGGCCGCTCTCCCGGCCAGGCCACGCCGCCGCAGAGAGCCTGGAAATGCTTCTTGAGGTCGGCCTTGCTCCAGGGGTGTCCCAGGGGCAGGTCTTTGGCGGTCTGCCAATCCATATCTCGAATCTCCTACGCAAGGTCGCTCGCGGAAAAGTACGACGGTCCCTCGACGCCGAAGACGGCGTACCGCAACGCGTCGGCGGTATGGTCGTTGACCTTCAGCGGTTCGTCCTTGGCGTCGCGGGTCTCGGTCCCTTCGGCCCAGCGGTAGCCGGTCATTTCCTGGATCGTGTGCTTGCAGGTCTCGAAGATGAACAGGCGGGGCCTTCCGTCGGCCTGGACCTTCAGCGCCGCCTGCACCGCCTCGATGCCCAGGTGGACGTCCTTCTTCGCCGGGGTGGTCGGTATCCCCAGCTTCTCGAATTCCCAGCGGTCCTGCGCATCGTGGTCGGCCCAGGTCGCTTGATAGCGCTCTTGGGCAGAGATCTGCTTGATCCGCTCGGCATGGTAGGCCAGGGTCTCTTGTGCCTGATAGTGCTCGTGATAAACGTACCAGCGTCGGTCCGGGTCTCTCGCCAGCCAAAGGCAGACGAACGGGTTGTTGAAGCCCCAGTCTATCGAACGCCAGCGGGGCCAGTCTGCCGGTATCTCGAAGGGCTTGACCACATGCACGTCGCGGTTGAAGAGCTTGTACACCGCGCCGAGGAACGCGGCGAAGTGGCCCTTGATGCGGGTCTCCTGGACCTCTTCGGGCCATTCGGCGATCATGGCCTCGATCTCGGCATCGTTGACGTAGCCGCCCCGGCTCTTGCGGTTGTCGTTCAGGTCGGCGTAGAAGACGGCGTCGGTATCCGGCAACGCCTTGATCCGCTCCTCAAGCCATGGCTGGTAGAGGATCGGTGTCATGGACTGGGCACTGAAGCCGCCCTTGTCGAGCAGCCGGGCCTGAACCTCCTGCCAGACGCCTTCGGCATCGCTCTTGCACTGCTCGTCACCGTAGAAGGCGTCGATCGCGCGGCCCTCGAAGACCTTGCGGCCCTGCTCGTACGCCTTGAACTCGATCCGGTTGCCGTTTCGCAACCGCAGCTCCTTCGGGATCTCCGCGCCCTTGTTATGCCAGACGATGGACTCGATCCGCCCCATCGGCAGATACGCCTTGATCTTCTCCGACCACAGCAGCTTGCCGACGAGGTCCCAGGTGTTGGCCGCCGCCCAGATCGTGGCGTTCTTCGGTGTGTCGCGGTACGGATGCAGACCCAGGGCGAAGCTGCACAGGTCGAAGCCGATGTTGGCCTCGCTCTTGCCGGACCGGTTCCCGCCGAACAGCCAGCGGTTTTTCGCCGGGCTCCGGTGGAACGGCGCCGCCGCCGGCCGGGGGCGGTACAGCAAAATCTTCTTGCCCGCGTAGCGAATCTGGTTATTCGTGACTGTCGCGACCATGGTTACTCCGAATCAGTTGTCTCACTTGCTCGCACTCCTCATCGGTCAGGTCGCTCTCGTCACCGATGATCAGGTGCTCCACGGCCTTGCCCTCTTCACGGTCCACGATGTAGCGGGCCAACCGCTCGGCACCACAGCCTTCGCCGGCCTGGGCCTTACGCACGAGGTTCAACGCCGTTTGCTGGGCAGCGGTCAACTCCTTCTGGTCCAGCTTCGCCAACTCCGCGTCCGTCATGGCCATGTACTTGGTGAACCACGTCCAGAGGTTCGTCCGATGCTTCGGCTGGCCTTTGGGGTTGCCGGATTGGCCCGGCTTCCAGCGGTACTCCTTCGGCGGATTGCCCGGTCCGACAGGAGCGTCGTCGGCACCGTGTTGTACAGGGTCTTTCGCTGTTTTTGATGTTCGTTTTCGTGCCATGGTCGAAAATGCCCTTTCTCGCCGTCTTGTCATAGAGAAGTTCGTGTTTTCAAGGGGAGTGGCCTACGATACCTGTTAACTATCGCCCGCCGTCCTGGCGCGTCTGAGAGGCCCTGAGGGGCGTTCTGTGGCACGCCTGAGACCCGATGTAACCGCCCTGGGTGTTTCTGCTCGAACCGGTCCCTCGCTTCGCGTCTGCGTCTCTCTCGGCAGGCGTCGCAATACCTCCGTCGCACGGGCAGGTGGCTACCGCAGGCGCATCGCCGCTTCGGATCGATCTGCTGGGCCGCCCGCTTCGGCGTTTGGGCCTTCTGCGCAGGGCGTGGGGGCGTTCCGTTGTCCTGGCGCTCACGCGGGGTCTTGCGGCCCTTCATGCGGCTGGGCGGGAAGACCTGTCCATGCGTACCGGGCATGACATCCGGCAACGGCAAGAAGTCTAAGCACCGCAGGTGCTTCTTGTCGGCGGTGAACATCGGTTTGTTCGCCGGCCAGGCGTCGCAGCCGCGCTCGCCATGCCGCTCGCCATGCCGCTCGCCATGCCCCGGACCGTAGAATTCCGCGCAGTCGTAGCAAATCGCGCGTACCTCGAACGGCCGGCGCAGTTCCTTACCGAAATCGGGAAAGGCCTTGTCCGTTGTGCGATTCGAGGCCGTGCTTCTCGGCAGTCCGAAGGCTTCATGTAGATCGAACGCATCGCCAGGGTCATCGTGTCGCTGCCGATGCACACGGCAGACCTGACGGAATCGATCAGGGCAACCCACGGGCCGCCAGCCCATGATTCGCTCATTCGTACATCCGGGTACTTCGCATTTCACTGTGAGTCCTTTCCGTGATGGTTGGCGTCAATCGGGCGTCACTTTCTACTGGAAAGTGAGCGAGAGATGAGTGTATAGTCAGTGTGTGATGAGTAGAAACTTGATTACTGACGCCAGGGACGGCCTGTAAGTGCAATGGGGATAAGCATTTATAACCCGAACCTTGGCCTTTTAAGCCGTAGGTCTTGGGTTCGAGTCCCAACACTCTCAGTCAGCCTAAAGACAGATAGGATAATGACTTGCCACACCGTAGGCTCATATCCGACTACCCGGTTCTTCCCAGAAAAGGGTCCATACGTACCTCATACGTACCTACCGGGCCAGCTCCAGCGTATCGATCCGCAAGTACCGAATGCACTCGGCGTCC